TTCTACTTATCGAAGTCATTAATTTTCTAATTGCTACAAGTGTAGCAATATTAACTCTAGCAAGCTCACCGCTAGAAAGAGCCAAAATATCAATAATATTCCCATTGTCAGATACTTCAACATTTAACTTATCATTCTCAACCACAAAATTGATAGAGAAACGTCCATCGCTAAATTCTGCCAAATACTCATTCGTTAATACCTCTAATTCTTTGACGAGGGATTCGATCTTGTATGCGAGGAGTCCATTAGTTGAAAATGATTTTTTAAGAATCTCAAGTACTGATAACTTACTTTCAGCAGCGCTGAGCGCACTAGTAACGGAAAATAATTCCTTTTCAAACTGTTCAGTTTGTTCCTGAATGATTCCAATTCTTGTATTGTGTCTTTCTCGTCTACTGTTTTCATCTACGACTTCCTCCAGCCTTTCACGCGCTGTTTCAACTTTGTCTTGTACTTTTCGTATTTGATCTTGTACTTGTGCTTTATCATATACTTTTGTAGGGAGTCCAGAGTCAACACTCCTGTAGAGTTGTTCCCATTCTTTGATTCCTCTGGCTGCCTGCCTATGTATTTTATTTTCATCATCTATTTTCTCTAATTCTTTATGCCCCTGAGCCATATCGGCTACTATTTCTTTTACTCTGTCCTCATAATATTTCTGTTTTCCAGTAAGAAGATCTATATCTACATCTTGCTCACAAGTAGGACAGGTATGATCTCCTGCCTCTAACAAATCAACATATCGTTCTACCATATCTTTATTATGTTCAGTTTCGTTTCCCAACTCTCCTAGCCTTGTTAATAAACTTGAAGTTTCTATCATTTGTGGGTGACTATTTAAATCGTTACGAAAAGTATCAATAGGAACTGACTTCAGTTGCTCTAGCAAGTGATTATTGTCGTTAATCTTTCGATTTTTTTCCGCCAGATTTTCAATTTGTAATAATAACGAACGTAGTAGCTTCTCATCAGTTTCTTCCACTTTTGGCAGTTTCATTATCGGAAGTATGTCTATAGTCTCCAATTTGTTGCCATCTAACCAATTTACGATTGTGTCTGTTTTTGCCTCGTATGCTATAATCTGCTGTGATAAGTCTCTCACAGCATTTTTAAATGTTTCGAAGAACGCCACATACTCATCTAATTTTAACAGGTCTATCAAAAACTTCTTACGATTTGTGTCAGTTGCTGTTAGAAACTGTAGTGATGCGTTTGTATTTTGATATACTAATTGCGTAAAAGTTTTAAAATCTATACCTAGTGTCTCTCCCAGAGTCTTATATGTATTTGACGCAGTATGTGACGAAATATCTTTTCCATTCTTCGTGAGTTTACATTTTAGAGTTGCTCTACGCATTACTGAAATGTTATACTCGTCGCCATCAACCATGAAATCTAGGCTAATATTATAACCCTTGTTCACATAGCGATTGGCAATATCTGCTTTCTTCACATTCTTGGAATTTTTATTAAACATTACTTCTTCAAGTATTAGAGGGACTGATGATTTGCCCACTCCGTTTGTTCCAACTAATTGTGTGAGAGTTGACGCAGCTAGATCAATCTCATTACCAGTACCATAGGAGAAGCAATTATCCCATTTTAGCTTCTGCAGAATAATCATTGAAAACTCCTATAATGTTTCTAATTTTATCATCATCTAATTGTAAAATATCTTGTAGATATAATACTAATTCGTCAGAGATTGTCATTTCGGCAGTCAAACTTAATCGTGCTTCCACTTGTCGTTTTACTACTTTCTTATCTAACAATTCTGAATTTTTTACTAATGCTAAGTCTTGGATATCTCCTTCAACTTCATAGATTGTATGATCGTAACTCGTTTGAATCATGTCATTAGGATCGTCTACAGTCTTTCGGATAAGTTGCGGCAATTTAAACTCATGCCACTTCCAGCTCCAATCAGACTCATCAATTAGTAAAGCACCCGTTTGGACTTGATTTCTATGAAAAGAAGTCGTCATTGGACTACCGGGATAGACTATGTTTCTTTGAGTATTGTTATGAGCATGTAAATCTCCTGCAAAAACAACATCAAATTTGTTAAGTCTATCCAAATCCACTTCGGGTATTACATGAGGTGGTATCTCTCCACGCACATGAGTAAACAATACTGGAGCTTTGATCATTTCTATTTTTCTCTTTCTATGCAAATCTGCATAAGGAAGTATAGCATAATCTCCATACTCAGTAGTTGTATCAACGATTTCAACTAGGTTATTTAATTCATTCGTTGCCCTCTTTAGGTTAGAAAAGAATGTCTTATTTTTTCTAGTTGCTTCATGATTTCCGTCATAAATTATAGTTGGTATCGTTACACCACTAATAAAATCAAAATATAGAGTTATCTCGTCCATAGAGGGAACTCGATCAAACAAGTCCCCACCTATGATGTGTAAATCACAATCACTTTCTAACTCCTGTATTTGATCAAAGAATAATTTATAGCGAGAACAAGCCCAAGCCATTGGGACATTTTTCTGTCCTAATTTTAAGTGCCAGTCTGCTGTAAATAATATCATGCTACGAAGTCATCTCCATTTTGCCAACTGCAGCCAGTAAGACCATCTGCTTTTAGCGCCTCTATAGTTCTGTAGATTTCTTCTGGATTTCTCCCTGTATCTAGTGCGTTAACTGATACATGCTGAATGATATTTTCTGGATCAATAACGTAAGTAGCCCTATAAGGAACTCCTTCGCCTGAAACTATTCCAAGAATATTTGCTAGTTCATTATCAGAATCTGCTGCAAGGATATGATTGATATTTTCAATCAACTCATTATGCTGTTTCCAAGCAAGTTTGCAGTATTCATTATCTGGACTAATTCCGACAACGTTATCTACTATTCCTACTAGATTGTCGAAACCCTGTATTTCTGTAGGACATATGAAGGTAAAGTCTTTAGGATAAAAGTAAATGACTGACCATTGATTATATAAATCTTCAAAGTCGTAGTCAATTATTTCATCACCACTTACTGCCTGCATATAAAATTCAGGGAATTCTTCGCCAACGCCGATCATTTTATATCAAATTCTTGTGATACTTCTTCAGAGGCATTTTGAGAGTTTTGCACTCTCTTTAAAAGCTCTAACTGAGCATCTGGAGTTGGTCTTGGTAAGACGTCGTCCATTGATTTAAGTTCGGCAACTAATTCTGATTCCCAATCTTCTAGCGCTCTTGGTTTGCACTTAAGCACTTGTAATTGGTACTCGACATTAAATACCTGCGGTCCAGTCTTAATTCTTTTGAAGAATATGTCCCAACCACTTTCGTAGTCAGTAGGATCGCCTAAATCTTCCATAGCGACTAAGATTTGATCAAAAAGTTTCCTTTTTAGATTTAAAACTTTTATACTTTTATCGCCGTAGTCAATGCATTGAGCTGCATAAGCCCAGCCGCATTTAAGATCAGGGTAAAAATCTCGAACATGATCATGTTCAACATTGTTGAAGGTCTCGCTATTTCTGTCAAAAGACAAACATTCCATAGGAATATTTTTGTTATTTTCGCCTTTTATCCAGTACACATAACGAGGGAGTAGATCACCTACTATTCTTAAGTGGTGGTCTTCTCTGTTTGAAAAATTGTATGTTTCAATTTTATTTTTTTGGGCAGAGCCCTTTGTTGTATTAAAGCCAATAGCCATAATATTTCTCCGTTTATGTCTCCTCAAATAGAAAGTGAATTCTATCCCCTCTCAATTCGAGCAGTCTGTTATTATTAATTATGTCCTCCGATACCGGAAGGTACAGGAGGTCTAGTGTAGTGTCTCCTGATTTTTTATACTCATGGTAGTTGCGATAAGACGCGACACCAGCATACTCAGCAACTTCTTTATCACTATGAGTACGTCCTTTAGTGAGTAAGTCATCTGGGTTTACCAGAAAACTGTATCCACCAAAGTTTTGTTGATAGAACTTAAAAGTTCTGTCGTGATAGTTTTTTGGGGTTATTTTGTATGTTATAATTCTAAGGATAGCAATGATGTCAATGACTTTTCCGTTGCTTGAGCTTAAAATCTTTTCCCAATTATAAAATATCATAGATATTATACCAAAAAATTATCCATTTGTCAAGAACTATTTTTCGTAGGTTTTATGCCCGCAGACTCAGCAATCTTTTTTGCATGATCTGGGTCGATTGTAGGGTGAAGTTCAAGTTGTGCCATTTTTACCACACTTCCACTAAATATGTGGCTTCCACAGTGCATCAGTTCTATATGCGGTAGAGTCCATATTTTATATCCTAGTTTGTCTGCGTTCTGACAAAACATATAATCTTCACTTAAATATCTATTTTGATCATTAATTACACAGTCAAAATATGCACAAATCTCTTCATCTGTTCTAAAATCCCCTTCTCTTAAATGATCTGGTTGATACCAGAGGTCTGGGTGAGCTTCTCCATATTTTTCAAACACACTTCTTTCAATAAACATAAATCCTGTTCCTGCTTCTTTCACTCTTACGGGTTCAAATACAGGAGCTTTCCCATCAGGATATTCTGTAGGGTGTGGATTAAATACCATATCTCCTGCAATCTGTTCTAAATCTTCAGGGTAGTCATCAAATAAACCAGTTTTAGCTGCTTTTATAATCTTTTCCCATGCAATTACTTTCTTAGGATATAATGCAGTAAAGATTTTATACTTCTCTTGATCCTCTGCTATTAAATGCATCATATATAATGCATCTTGTGCTTTCCAAGATATGTCACTATCTATAAACCATAGATGAGTTGCATCACTTTTTAAAAAGTTAGCAACACAATAGTTTCTTGCTCTAGTAATTAAACTTTCATTAAACATATAATAAATTTGTGCTGGTATTCCGTGACTTGTCAGCATAGAGATAGTGTCCATCATAGACTTAGTATACATTCCATGACACATACCACCATACATAGGGGTAGAAATCATGAACTTTAACTTTCTCATTTCTTTTATATTTAATTGTACTTCTTTTTTTCCTACTTGTTCATTCATAATATTTTTACTTTATATCCTTCTTTTATATAATATCCCATACGGGCGTTAGCCTGCCTAGCGGCAGTTTTTCCTTTTAAATGAATATCTACGACTGTTGGTTGGATTTTTCCTTCCTTTTTTCGCACTATTCTTCCTATCAATTGTGTTAGTAATGGATCATTATTTACAGGGGTTCCTAATACTAAACAGCTTAAATCATCTAATGATATTCCTTCTGAGAATATTGATTGAGTTCCAAAGAGAATATTCTTATCTCCTTTCATTTGTTTCATAGCTACATCTCTTTCTTCAAAAGGCATATCCCCTGTTATACAAATAGCTCGGTTTCCAACTAGTCTTGCACAAATTTTTAGAAATGCTACTCTATCAGACACTACTAATACCTTATGCCCTAGAGCAGCGTATCTAGCTGCAATCATAGATATACTATGCACATATTCTTCTGTATTTACTAGATGATTAACTCTCTCAGCCCAAGGCGTATAAGAGCCATCTAGAAATCTTACTTCTGATTTAATTACATCAATTTTTGGAACAAGATAGTTTTCTTTTGGTGGTTTTAGAACTGTATTTCCAAAGTAATCTCTAAAGACTACATGTCTTCCATCTTTCCGTTCCAATGTCCCTGTCAATCCAATCTTATATCTCGCTGGCATTTCATCTACTATTCTAGTAAAAGTAGGACTACTAACGTGATGCATCTCGTCTAAAATCACAGTTCCGAATCGTTGTTTTATATCGTCCATTCGTCTGTATAAAGTTTGAATATTCCCAATA